TTATTTAGATGGAGCTAAAGAAGGTTTAGAGGGATATAAGCAAGGCAGAGTCATGGATGCTGTTAAAAGAATAGGTAAAAAAATTCAAAATTCTGATATTTTTCAAAATGTTTTTGGTGGTCTTGGAACTCCATCCTCTGGTGGAGGTGGAACTGCTTCAACATCAACCACTACAAAACCAAAAATTGATTTTCCAGATTTTCAAGCTAATATAGGAGCTGCAATGTTAGATTCTGGAGTAACTGGAGAATCTTTGTTAAATCAATTAAAAAACAATGCGGAATTGTTTAAGTTAATGGAGAACAGAAGAGAAATTCTATTGGAACAAACTGAATTATACAATAATTTAGGTCAATCTGTTGCTGGAGTATTAGAGCAGTCTTTTCATGCTATTGCTGAAGGTGGTAACGGATTTCAACCTATTATTAGTGCATTAAAAGCTCTCGCAATTAGATTATTAGCTACCGCAGCCGCAGCTGCATTATTACAGGCATTATTCCCAGCAGCAGCCGCTGGAGGTTCTGTTGACAAAGGTATGTCGGCAGTAAACGCTGTAAAAGGAATGATGAATTTTACTTCCTTTGCTAAAGGAGGAATCGTCTCCGCACCAACTTTGGCACTTGTTGGAGATAACACTGGAGCTGGTAGAGGTAATCCAGAGGTTATTGCACCATTAAATAAATTACAAGGCATGATTGATGCCAAAAGTAATCAACAAATAAATGTCGGAGGTCAGTTTAGAGTAGAGGGTCAAGATTTAGTTTTAGCTTTACAAAGAGCTGACAGAGAACGTAACAGAATAAATTAATCTTTATGGCAACGTATGGATTAAAATTTGAGCTGTTTTTTCAAGACCTTGAGGACAGGAGATTTAAGTTAGAATTTCACAAAAAAAATTATAGTGGGACTGTATCGGCTTTAGTTGGTGGAGGAAATCCAGTTGAAATAGAGTGGTCTGGAGATGATGATATTTATTCTCCAATTAGAGGCTCAAGATGTAAGATTAATTTGATGGTTACAAATACAACCTCTTATGATGCTTTTCATGAGTCTGATGAGAGAGAGTATTTAGTAAAAGTTTTAAAGCATGATTCTTATGGTTATTTTTGGGAATCAGAACAGACAGAGTGGGAACTTGTAAACGCTAATTGGGATGAGGACACTGGAGGAGACTTTTTCTGGGAACCTATCTGGCAAGGTTTTCTCGTTGTAGATAGATTTAAAGAGCAAATGATACATAAACCATTCCCAATTCAATTAGAGGCAATTGATGGACTTGGAACATTAGGAGGTTTTGATTCACCTTTTGACACTACAAATGTTACAGATTCTAAAAATTTATTTTACTACATAACAGAAATATTAAAACTGACTGGACACGAGCATAAAATTTATATTGCCAATGAAATTAGAAAAGATGGAGGAGCAACCAATGACACAATATTTCATGACATTGAGGTCAATCCATACGCCTTTTTTACTCCTAATTTAGTTTTAAGAAATGCTAAAGAAGTATTAGAGCAAATTTTAATGATTACAAATTCAAGGATTTATCATTCTTATGGACATTGGTACATTGTTAGTAATTCAAATCTAATAGAAAAAGACATTGACCAACTGGCTATCTGTCCAAGTGGAGCTGATATTGTAATTGACCCAGACCCAATTGGAGACCCAGCTGATACAATCCAGATACCAGTTGTAAGTATATTGACTCAAGGTTCACCAGATACAGTACATAATTATCAAGACGGTAATCACCGATTTTTTACAGCTGACAATACTGGTTCTCCTCATACTTCTTACACTTTTGATGTTGATGGTTTTACTGTAAAAACAGGAGGCACAGAAAGCCCAACATTAAATTCTCAAAATGCAAATTTTGCTCCAAATGGTCTAACATCATCTAATGATGGAGATGTCGTAAGACTTACATTAACAAACTCAGCTGGTTCTGCAAATGATTCTGTAACACTTAATTTTGACAGCACTGTTGTTGGTCCAGCAACTTGTACTCAAAACGGAATTATGGAATTTAATTCAAATACGTCTATAACTGGAGCAAGAGTAGAACCGCCACAACATAAAATTGCAATAACAGGAACAGATGCAGACGGTCCAGCCACAATCACAGCAAAGTTTCGACTTATTCCAGATGTTGATTTTCAACTACCAGCTGTCTCAGATATATCTAAAACAGCTCTTGGGCATACGGTTGTCGTTTCTGACCCAAATGATGGAAAAGAAGGCTATTTGGTAACTGCAACAGCTTCAGCTGTCTGTGGAGGTGGTCGTTTTGATTTTACTCTCTTTGGTACAACAAAACGCAAAGAATATACAACAACAATAACTTTTGTAAATAACTCATCTAATACATCATTAAGTGCAACAACTTTGACTTTTACAAATCCAGCACAACCAAACCCAGATGCTGACTTCGAGGGAACTGTTTTGCTAAACACTAACTCTGGTTTTTATTTTAATAATATATCTGATATTTCTTTAACTGTTGCTAATGGCGTTAATAATTTAGCTGTTTCTAAAAGAGAAATTACAGAGAATCAAATCGAGATAAAAGTCTCTGGAGTAGTTCCTTTTGGTAATACAACTAATAAGACTGACACTGTAACAATTACAGGAACTCCGTTCAATGATGGTGATGCAACTGGCATAACTTCTGGAGTCTCTATTCAATCAGCTTTAACATTGCCATTTTATGCAACGACAGCTTATAGCTTCCAGTTTATTTCTAATCCTAATAATACAGCACTGTTTAATGGTAGATTTAAAATTATTGCAACGGTCCACACTGGAGGAAATGCCAGAGTTAATTTTGTAACAATAAATCCAAGTCAAGGAAATGAGGCAACAAGATTTGTGACAATTACTGTAAAAACAAATCCAACAAATTCTCAAAGATTTGCTCTTATTAAATTTGTAACTTTGGATGAGTCAACAACTCTGCATACACTAACTTTAACACAAAGAGGAATAACAGTAGGTTCTCCATAAAAAAATGATATGGCAAATATTAAAAATAAACAATTAGAGTTTTTACAAGGCGGTCAAGAAAACATTGATTTTAAGGTTTTTGATGCTAATGGTACTTATTTAGACACTGAAACAGAAAACATTGCTAAGAAGGTCCCAGATAAAATTCAACCTCTTTACAAAGACCTAATTAAGCAATACGATAAGCCTTTAAAAAGAGTTAAAATCAGAACGAGATTAAATCGTTTAAGCATACAAAATAAAAATGCTCATTTCTTAATTCCAGATTTAGATAATAGATTTTTAATTCAACCAGTTACATCTCCAACAATTAGTCAGATACAATTAGATACCACTGAAAATGTCAGAGCTTTATCTGGTAACAGATATTTTAGGTCTAATGCCATAGACCAAACTGCGGCAAATACAGCTTTAATTTCACTGGACCAACAATATAACGCTATAAAGCAAAGGAAAGCTCTCAACGTAGGCTTTTCATATTACATAGAAACAACAGACCACACTGAAAGCTATAAAATAAATCTAAAGGCATCATTAGATGAGTCTTACAGTAGTTCCTCAGAATTAAAACAATATAATTTCACGACTGATGAGTGGGAGGATTATCCAGCGAGTTCTGCAAATCAGTCTATAAAAGAACAGCAAACATCAACAGTCAATGCATGGGGAAAAATGAGTTGTGAGATTAAACCATATTCATCAAGCTCTGTTGATACTGATGTTTTTATAACAATTACAATTGACCAACCAATAAGAGTTGGACTTGGAGCTGGAGGGTTTAATAGGATTTATATTGATAATTTTTACATTGCCGAATCCTATGATTTAGAAGGAAATGAAATTGTATCTACTAGAGAACAAATATCTAACAACGGTAACTTTACAGGAGAGCATGAAGTAAAAGATTTAATCTTATCAAATGAAGGTGAAAACACTGATTTTTTTATTGGCAAAATAACAGGAGATTTTAAAAGAGAACGAGATTCAGTTAATAAAAAATTAGAACAATTAATCAGTGCTGAAATGATGAACGATAACAGAAGGCATTTAACAAGATATGATGGAACATTTCGAGATAAATCTGGCTTTGACGGAAATCCTATTGGATTTCATAATAAGCTCCATGTAGATTTTGGCAATGACGTTTATCAAGATTTTCAGAGCTGTTATATTGATTCAATGAGGTATAATATCCGTAAAGCTGAGGTTGATGTTTCTATGCACGTCTCAAATCAAGATTGTGACGTTGTAACAACTTATGTAACTGTTTTTGATTAAAGATTAACAACTCCCTTTTTGTTGTTTCCGACCCATTGCTTATAGTCAACCATGAGTGATGGGTTTTTTGCATAAAAAAAGGGACCGACTTGGTCCCTCTTGTTTTTCATATGCGTTTGATTTAAATGTTAAGTAATTTGTCTATTTCTTTTTTTGATTCTTCATTAATAAAATTAATTACTGCTTTTAACATCTCATCTTTCTTCCAATTATATCCATTCATGGGTTCAGGACCAATAGGATTTTTTACCCATTCATTATATTCTTTTTTAATAAAAATAAGATTATCTCTTACATCTATTGCAACTTCTAGCGGACTTTTTCCTTTAACTGTTTTTGGTATAAATTTCATTTTTATAGTTTTTAATTTCTGTAAATATATAAAAAATATTTAATACCAAAAATATTTTATACTTTTTTTTTAAAATAAATTTTATAGTAAATTTTTCTTTTATTAAATAATTTTTATATAACTTCGTAAAAAAGTATAAGTATGGTTATAAAAGATATTAATATTTACGAGCATAAAATAAACCCAAAGTATGGTAATATAAAATCATACATCAAAAGATGTAAAAGAATTTTGAATGGAGAAATCTCAACTAATATCTCTCCGACAGAGTGCTTAGATATTATTAACAATACTTTGATTTCTCTTGAAGAAGAACATGAAAAATTTATAACTGAAGTAAAACACAAAATTAAATAGTATGGCAATAAACAAATCAGATTTTAATAAACCACTTAGCCAAGTGAATAAAAGTATCGAGGCTAAAAAAAGAAAGAACAGAATTACAGACAGAAAGTTTGAAGATGCCTTTATCAATCCTATAAAAAAGGAGCATGATAATTTAGAGGCAAAACTTAGGAACCTTAACCTTGATGCTGGATTGTAATTTCATTTTATAGATAAATTTTCTTAACAGGGAGAGTTCCAGCATCCTCTCCCTTTTTAAACAAAAATATATGGCAAGAAAAACTTTTAAAGAAAAATTTGAATTAGAACTGAAAAGTAAATCAATTAACAAAGAACATATTATAAAACTGTTAAAGATTACCAGACCAACTCTAATGTCTCGACTTGCTAATCCAAAAACTTGGACCTTAGGAGAGATGATTAAAATAGATAAAAAATATCAAATCAATATAAATCAAATTGTATGAGTGGAATATTTAACGACTTTATGAAATTGGATTTAAAATCCATTGACATAAATACACAAGTTGTTTATAAAGAATTAAAAAAAGATAAACGACAAGGGAAAATAAAATCAGATGAAGAGTTTCAAAAAAAATTGACAAATGAAACTTTAATGCTGATGAGAGCTAAATTAATAATAAAACAAAAAATAAATAAATAGATATGAATATATTAAAAAATGCAAAGGTTATAGAAATTATAAAACCAAAAATGGTTCCTACTAAAAATGGAGACATGAAGGTTTCTGGAGCAGTGTTCCAAGAAACATTTACAACCAAAGAAGGGAAAGAAATCACAAAAGATTTAAAAGTAGATTTCTGGGGTGAAAAATCATCATTTTTAAAAGATGTAAAACTAGGACAGGTTTTTAGTGAAGTCAAAGTTAACGTAAAGAGTAAGAAGTCGAGTGATGGTAATTGGTACACATCAGCAACACCAATACAATTTGAGGAGTTAGTTGGAATTAGAAAAGGATTTCAAAGTCAGCCAACAAATGAGGTTGATGATGATTTACCATTTTAATTAATAATTAATAATCAAAGGGACTTAATTGTCCCTTTTTAAATTTTATATTATGGCTTATATATATGATAGAGAACAGACTGAGGAGGATAAGTTCAAAACTGAGCAAATTAAAGCACTAACTGAGGCTTATCAAAGTCTAAAGAAAAAAAACAAAATACAAGAGCAAGAAATCAACGAGCTTGTAACAATTAAGGTTGGTCAAAATACAATTATTTCTAAACAGGAGAGAGATATTTCAATTTTGCAAAAAGAAATAAGAGAACTAAAAAACAAATTAAATGGAGAAGAAGTTTGATTCAAATGAACAGTATCATTCTCATGATTCTATTTCAGCAAGTGGACTAAAATTTATTGCAGAATATCCTATTGAAAAGTTTCTGTCAAAAGAGAATGTAACAACACCAGCAATGGCTTTGGGTTCTGCAACGCATGAGGCTATTTATCAACCTCAAGTTTTTTATAAAAATTATTATCCTATGCCTAAACTTGATTTAAGGTATAAGGAGAATAAAATATTAAAGGCTGAACATGAGGACAAGGCAGCTGGTAAGACAATTATTGATGAAGTTGATTTTAACAGAATCATTGAGATGATGAAAAAAACCAATGAGCATAAACTCGCAAAAAAATATCTCAATGGTATTATAGAACAGTCTCACTATTTTAAGTGGGGGGGGGTGGATTGTAGATGCAGACCAGATTGTTTAGAGCCAGTTGACAAATGGATTTCTGATTTAAAAACAATAAGAGAAATCAAACACTCATCTATCCCAAATGAAATCTACAACCGTAATTATGATTTACAGGCTTACGCTTATTGCTTGTGGCTAGATATTCCGCTGGAAAATTTTAGATTTATTTTTGTTGAGACCGCAGCTCCTTATCAAGTTGAAGTCATAGCACTTAGTGAAAAGCAAATGGAGTACGGACAGAGAAAATTTGAAGAGGCTTTTGACAAATGGTCCGAATATAAAAAGACAGGAAAAACAACAGGAGTTAGAGCTAAAGGGTTTGCTCCAGATGGTGCTAAAATATTATAAAACATGAATGCTTATTTAGATTTAGAAACAATCAAAAGTGCAACAGAACAAGTTTGCAAAGCTGATATTTTAAGTAAAAACAGAAAAAGGGAAGTTGTTATTGGAAAAAAAATTTATGGCATTGTAGCTCGTCAGTGTACTGATTATAGTTTACAGGAAATAGCTGACTTTATAAAAAAGGACCATGCAACGATTTTACATTATCAAAAAAGCTACAAAGACTGGATGTTTGCTCCGAATGTATTTAATAATGAACTAAATTTGTTAAAAACAGTAAAAGAAAAAATTAAATTGAATCCATTTGACAAATACTTGACCAAAGAGGATAAGATGCAAAATTCAGTTATGAATTACATCAGATTAAAATATCCAAATGTTTTAGCGGCTCACATACCCAATGAAGGCAAAAGAACTCCTTTTGAGAGATATAAATTAAAATATCTTGGAGCTGTCGCTGGAATGCCAGATATTATGATTTTTCACGAAAACTCAAAATTTTGCGGTTTAGCGATAGAACTCAAGGTCGGATATAACAAACCTACTGAAAACCAAGAAAGTTGCTTAAAAGCTCTTAAAAAGGCAAAATGGAGGGCGGAATGGTCCAACAATCTGGATGCTGTTTTATTATTAATTGATAATTACATGAAAGATGGCAAATGAAAAGAAGGTATATTGGAATGATACATCTCAGAGAATAAGATGGACAACGAACAGCACTTATGACGACTTGTACCAATATAATTACATAGGCTTAATGAATCGCATTGAGTTTGATTTACTCATTGAGGCACTATTTGAAAAATATGGAGATGATGAAATTACCGAAGAAAATTTCAAAGATATGTTTGACGAGATTAGAAAATTCTGCGATAAAATAAAAGGAGCTGTTGAATAAATGAAAAAAAATTACTACGCTGTCATCCCAGCATCAGTTAGATATGATGAAAATTTAACTGCTAACGCTAAATTAATGTTTGGTGAAATTAGTGCCTTATCAAATGAAAAAGGTTTTTGTTGGGCAACGAATGCTTATTTTGCACAATTGTATAAAGTAAGTCCGTCATCTGTTTCTAAATGGATTCAACAATTAGAAAAAAACAAGCATATAAAAATTAAAACAATTAAAGATGAATATAACTCTGAAAGGAGGTTGATATTTTTACTAGGGGGGGTCTCTAAATCTGCTAGGGGGGGTCACGAAAAGTTAAAAGTAATATATAATAATAATATTAATAATATAAATAATAATAGTGCAAAGTCTAAAAAGTTAAAATCTGAGTCTGACTTTGCCTCCATAATTTTAGATTCATTTAATCATTTTTGCCAATTATTTCCAGAATCAAGTCACCCTAAAACACAAGCTCAAAAAATACAATGGCTTGAAACAATTGACCAGTGTAATAGATTAGATAAAATAGACCCAAGACAACTCTGGAATCTATGTAAAAAAGCAAGAGAAGATGATTTCTGGCAACAAAATTTCTTATCACTTGTTGGAATCAGAATAAAAAAAAATGGAGTATCTAAATTAGACAGATTTAAAAATCAATTTAAATTATGATTAAACATAAAACCAGAATTAAACAAGTTATAGACTTCTCTGGAGTTGGCGATTCTAAAATCCATCCAACAGACATTGATGCAGTTTTAGAGTTTGACGATAAATATCTATTATTATTTGAGGTAAAATACAAAGGCTTAAAAGCACCATTAGGACAAGAAATCCTTTTTAATAGGATTGCGGACTGTTGGCAAAGTGTTAAAGAGGAGGCTTTCGTCATCTACTGCGAACATGAAACAAAGTCCAGTGAAATCGTAAATCTGTATAATACCAGAGTTGTGTCTGTCTATCACAAAAAAATAAAACATAATCAAGATTGTAATTTATTTGAATTTTTAAATAAAATTGCAAATCATTATAACATAACAAAACTAATCAAATCTCTAAACTATGATAAACGAATTTCTAAATCTCGGCATTGAAATAAAACAAAACAGAGGACAAGTGAAAACAAAATGTCCTAAATGCCATCACACAAGAAAAAATAAATCTGATAGACCACTCAGTATTGACATTGACAATGGTCTTTACAATTGTCATAATTGTGGATTTTCTGGCAATGTAAAATTTAAGGAAAAAAAAGAGTTTATAAAACCTCCAGAGGTTAAGGTTAATTTATCTGACAGGACCTTGCAATATTTTAAAAAAAGAGGTATAAACGAATCAACTCTCAGTCATTGGAAAGTAGGCGAATCAATAGAATTTTTCCCACAAGTAAACAAAAAACGTAAGGCAATTAATTTTAATTATTACCTAGACAATGAGCTAATTAATGTAAAGTATAGAGACGGACAAAAGAATTTTAAATTAGTTAGTGGAGCAAAACTTATATTTTATGGACTAGATTCAATTAAAGATTCAAACAAGGTTTATATAGTTGAGGGAGAAATGGATGCTCTTAGTTTACATGAGGCTGGAATTTATTCTGTTTGTTCAGTGCCAAATGGAGCATCAAAAGGCAATCAAAGACTTGAATATTTAGACAATTGCTTTGAGTTTTTTGAAAATAAAACAGGGATTATTTTATGTACTGATAATGATGAGCCTGGACTAAATTTAAGGAATGAGTTGGCTAGAAGATTTGGCAAACATAGATGTAAATATATTGATTTTGATTCTTATAAAGATGCCAATGAAGTTTTGACAAATGATGGAGCTGAGAAGTTAAGACAGATTTTAAAAGATGCAAAAGAGTATCCACTAGAGGGAATTGTAAATTTCAATGACATCTGGGACAATGTTTTAAACTACAATGAGAATGGACTTAAAAGTTATTCAATTGGTCTAGGTGATTCAGATGAGTGGATTAATATTTCAATGGACCAATGGACCACAATAACAGGCATTCCAAACAGTGGAAAATCTGACGTTGTGGACCAAATTTGTTGTAATATGGCTTTACAATATGATTTCAGAGTTGCAATGTATTCTCCAGAGTCTTATCCTTATGAGGGACATATTAAAAGAATAGCCAACAAACTAAATAAAACAAATTGCAACAATGACCTTTTAAATAAATCTAAAAACTTTATTGAAGAGCATTTCTTTTTTGTTAAGATTGATTTAGAAAATCTTACACTAAAAGGCATTTTAGACAGCTTTAAACAGCTTGTTTTTAGAAAAGGGGTCAATCTTTGTGTTATTGACCCATATAATATGTTAGACCATTCAGCTCAAAGGGATGTCTCTTATGTTGGAAAAATACTGTCTGAGATAACTCAGTTTTGTCAACAAACAAACACTCATTTGTTTTTGGTTGCTCATCCCAGAAAAATGGAGTTTATAAATAATCAGTATAGAGTTCCAAATCCTTATGATATTTCTGGGTCCTCAGATTTTTTTAATAAAAGTTATAACTGTTTAACTGTATTTAGAAACTTAAATCAACCATGTCAATTTGGTTCTGATACTGTTTCAGTTCATGTCCAAAAAGTAAAAAGAAGAGAAAACGGAAAGCAAGGAGAGTTCATGATTGCTCCAAATTTTAAAGAGGGGGGGTACTATACAGGACTGGATAAAGACAAACAAAGAATCCAAATAATAAAAGATAACACACCATTTTGATATTTTGTCCAACTCCAGACCATTACAAAGCATTTAATTGGTGCATTAACAATGATATTTTTATTTATCCAATACCAAAAGGCAAAAAGTTTTATCTGGTTGCTAAAATAAATGGAGTTGAAAGGTCATCATTCAAAGAATATACGAAACAATTTTACGAACAAAATATCTGGGATTATTATTTGTACCTTTATAAAAAATATAAAGATGTTTGAGTTTCAATTTTTTCCAGTTTATGGTTGTGCTGTTGGGGTTAATTATTGGGACTCAACTATGGATGATGATGAGGTCAATGAAAATGACACTCAACACATGGTTCAATTTTTTGTTTTTATCTTTGGACTTTCAATAATTTGGTATAAAGATTTATAATGGCTTACGATAAAAAAGAACTGGAGAAAAAGGCACTGGCTGCGATTAAACGTCATAAACTGATGTTTATTGAGCATCTGGTTGCTCATTTACCATGTACTAAAAGCACTTTTTATTCTTTAAAATTAAACGAATCGAACTCCATAAAAAAGGCAATAGAAACTATGCGAGTATCTCGTAAGACTAAAATGTTATCTAAGTGGATTGATTCTGATGTTCCAACTCTACAAATAGCGGCAATGAAAATGATTTCTGATGACCATGAGGCTCATAGATTAAATGGAACTAAACAAGAAATCAAGCATGATGCCTCTTTAAAATCAACTCTTATTAAATGGAAACCAGCTCAAGACGAGTAAAAGAGCAACGCTGTAACAGGCAATTCTATGACTTAATCAACTCAGACTCAAGATGGTTTGTCCATCAAGGTGGTGCAAGGTCTGGCAAGACTTACTCTATTTGTCAATATTTGATATATTTGATGACGACTAACGAAGAGCCTTTGGTAATTGATATCATTAGAAAAACATTACCAAGTTTAAAGTCATCTGTTATGAGAGACTTTATACAGATAGCTCAAGAAACAGGAATATATGATTACGGTTTACATAATAAAGCTGAAAATAATTTTACTTACAACAAGCACCTTGTTCGCTTTGTTTCTTTGGACCAGAGCCAAAAGATAAGAGGAGCATCAAGAGACTACGCTTTTTGCAATGAGGCAAACGAGCTAACAAGAGACGACATCACTCAAATCAGTTTAAGATGTCGTAAGAGGATAATTATTGACTTTAACCCCAGCGACCCAGTACATTGGATTTATAGTGATATAATCCCCAGAGAGGATTGTAAGACGGTTATAACAACCTACAAAGACAATAAGTTTTTAAATCAAGACATTATATCAGAGATTGAGAGAATGAAGGACCGAGACAAAGACCTCTGGAATGTTTTTGGGTTAGGACAAAAAGCTGTATTTACTAAAAGACAAATATTTAACAACTGGCAATTCATAGACAGAAAAGACTTTCCAGATGCTGATTACATTTATTTAGGAATAGATTTTGGATTCTCAAATGACCCATGTGCTATTGTAGAAGGTTATAAGGTCAACGGTAAAATATATTTACATGAACTCCTTTATAAAACAGGAATGACTAATCAAGACATTGCAGAGTTTATAAAAAGCAAAGGACATCAAGACACGCTTTGTTATTATGATTCCGCAGAGCCTAAGAGTGGAGAAGAGCTAAGACGGTTGGGGTTGCTTGTAAAACCATCTATAAAAGGACAAGGAAGTATCAACGCTGGGATTTCACTTATGAAAGAGTTTGACATCATTGTATCAAAAGAATCAACCAATTTTATAAAAGAATATCAGTCGTATTGGTGGGAGGAACTCAAAGACGGAACGATAATAAATAAGCCATTAGATAGATTCAACCATCTTATGGACTGCACACGATATTTAATATATTCAGCTTATTCAAGACGTTCAGAATTTTTTGTAATTTAATTACTATTTTTGTAAATAAAATAATTATTTAATGGCATCATTTTTCGATAGATTCAAAGGTTTATTTAAGAATCAGACAACCAACATAGATTTTAACAAGGCGATTTACAACTTTTTAGGCGAAACATTTATCGCATCAACAGAAAATGATGACAGTTACATTGACAAAGGTTACAGATTCAATGCAACAATTTATTCAATCGTAAATTTAATTGTTAAGTGTGCCGCTAATATTCCCTTTTCAGTTTATGAAATACAAAACGAGAACGAATTAAAAAGATATAAGACACTTACTTCTGGAGATTTTAACTCTAGCGTTTTACATAAATCTCAGATACTACATAAAAAAGCATTGGTAGAATTAGAAGGAACAGAGCTTCATCAGCTTTTAGATAGACCTAATCCAGCTCAGTCTTACAATACATTTATTCAAGAGCTGTTGGCTTTTGGACTGCTTACTGGAAACAGATACATCTACGGTATAACACCCCAGAGTGGACAAAATGCAACTAAGTTTAAGGAGCTGTATGTTTTACCATCTCAAGTTATGCAAATTCACAGTGGTGGTTTATTTAAGCCAGTTGATTATTATACTTTAGAATATAACGGTCAGCATCAATTACCAGTTGAAAATGTTTTGCATATAGCTGACTTTAACCCTTACTATGATGGAACTGGTTCTCATCTCTATGGCATGAGTCCTTTAAAAGCTGGACTAAGAGTATTGGATGCAAACAACGAGGCTGTAACAACTGGATTAAAATACTTACAGAATCAAATGGCGAGAGGAGTTTTGATGTCTGAGGAAGGTGATTTAAACGAGGTACAAGCAAGACAGTTAAAAGATAGATTCAAAAAACAATATCAAGGCTCTAAAAATGCTGGAGACGTAGTAATCACTCCTAAGAAACTTTCATGGATTAATTTTGGTCTTAGTGCCTCTGATTTAAATTTAATAGAACAGTACAACGCTACAATAAAAGATTTGTGCAATATTTATTCAGTTCCAGTACAACTCTTAAACAATACAGACCATCAATCTTATAACAATCAAAAAGAGGCAAAGAAATCTCTTTATGTAAATTCAATTATCCCTCAGCTTATAAAAGTTAGAGAAGAGTTAAACAGATGGTTAACCCCAGCCTATGGAAACAATCTTTATATTGATTTTGACTTTACAGTAATTCCAGAACTACAAGAGGAGATGGACAAAGTTGTGACTCAAATGTCAAACAGCTGGTGGTTAACACCAAACGAAAAAAGAACAGCCATGAGTTATGGAGTTGATGAGGAACAATCATCTATGGATGATTATTACATACCAGCTAACTTATTACCTCTGGCTAATGACATGGGGGTTGAAGAGCCAAAACAATTGCATGATGACGTTTCAATAGCACTAAGAAAAAGATTAGTTGCTGGAATGACTGACGTTTACACAACAATACAAGAGGCTGAGGAGAGAGCTGTTCAGATGGGCGGTGAAAATTCCTACCATTCGCATAATTTTGATGGCACAACTGTTTTTATGCCTTTTAAAACTCATGAGGAATATGAGGCAGCTAAAGAAGGTCGATTAGATGAGTATTACGAAAGAGTAGAGAACTCAATTTATGATGACGAGGATGAGGATTCAAACAAGCCTAAAATAGAATATAAACAGCCAGAAATATCAGACAGGGTTAGAAACGCTTTAAAAGACAAAGTTGATGACCATAATGACAAGCATGGAGATGACCCAGATAAAAGAGTGACTCTTAGGATGCTTATAGCGGTATTTAGAAGAGGTATTGGAGCTTATAACACAAATCCACAATCTGTTAGACCAAATGTATCCAGTGCGGACCAGTGGGCGTATGCAAGAGTAAATAATTTTCTTAGGTCCATAAGGACAGGGAGATTTCGTTCTGGCAGACATGATACAGATTTGATTCCAGCTGGACATCCACTGAGTTCTAAAAAAAGCCATAAGGTTTACAATGATTATCCTCAAGGTGCAACAAACAACGCTAAGAGAGTTTTAGAATGGGATGAGAAATATAAGCTCAGAGGTAAGATGGGAACTCCAAAAGGATGGTCCAGAGCAAAGCAATTAGCATCCAGAGAAACATTATCTCAAGCTGATGTCAATTCTATATATAGCTTTTTAAGAAGGCATGAGCAAAATGCAGAGATAGCCGAAGAGTTTAGAGGCACTCCATACAAGGACAAAGGTTATGTCATGTATAATGCATGGGGTGGAAAAGCATTATTGTCCTATGTTGAACGATACAGAAGTGCTAACCATGATGAGGGAGATAGCGATTAAAAGAGTAAAAGATAATTGGATTGATGAGTTCTCTAATTTACTGGATAAGGTCGAAAATAAAGAGTTTAAAAAAGCATTATCATTTTACAAAGAGAATTATTTTGAAGGCGTTAGTCGATTTCTGGTTGAACCTAAAACAACAGGATACGAGGACCTTTTTACAAATAATGGCTTTACTGATATTTATGTCGATACTTATAGAAATATTGGTACTTCTTTTGCTAACTGGTATGCTAAGAGCATTGGGTCTCTACTAAAAAAACAAGACGTTTCTGGATATAACGATATTTGGGAGGCTGCTTTTGCCGAAGAGGGTCGCAGAATAGCTGGCAATAGAGTTACACTTGTTTCTGGAACTGCAAAAGCAACACTAAAAAAGGAATTAAAAAGATTCATGCAAGACCCAGAATTTATGGCAATGGATGAAAGGAGACAATCTAGAATCCTTAGGACCAGATTTAATCAGTATTCTAACAGTCAAGCAAAAAGACTAATAAGAACAGAGGCAACCAATGCAGCTAATCAAGGGACTATGAGAAGTGCTTTGGATATATATGGTAAGAACGAACTGCAAAAAGAATGGATTGCAGCTAGGGATGAAAGAGTAAGGTCTAATCATGCTATTGCTAATGGACAAATTGTTGACTTTGATAAAAAGTTTTTAGTGGGGGGTGAGTATTTAGACAGGGCTGGAGACCCCAGAGGAAGTGCAGCCAATGTGATTAATTGTAGATGCTCAATTGCACCATTTCCGAAACAATCAGACCAGTTGGTTGACGTATTACCTCCAATAAATCCAGTGCCAATAATAGCTGAAACAGTTAAACCTAATATAAGAATAAACACGTCAGAAATAGATTTTTCTAAGCTAACAAAAAAACAGTTAGACGATATAAACAAAGAGGCTTTTGAGGCTCAAGGCATTATTGTTAACTCTATCAATTCTAAATCTGTTGCATCAAAAAAATATCAAAGAGTTTCTGAAAATATAAACAAATTATTAAAAGAGTACAATGTATCAGCTCCAGAAAATACTAATTTTGGAATTGACATAAGTATGCTTGGGGGTGGAAAAAGAACATTAGGCGTAGTAAAAAGGCGTGTTAAATTCCCTAATAGAAGTTATCCAGAAGGATTTAATGACCGTCAATTAACCGAGATATATTTTGGAAATAAAACACCGAACACTTATGGGACAAAACAAATGAGTAAATTTAAATTTGACAGACATTATTCTTTGCATGATGAGGATAAATTTGATTTGTATGTCTCGACTCATGAGTTTGCTCATTTTATATCTGTCGAAACAATGCAATCACATAAAAAGTTTTGGGATGAGTTTGCTAAATTATCCAAAGAATATTATAATGAAATTGATAAATATAAATATGATAGTTGGACAAAAGTTTTTATAGATGGTAGAGAAAGACTAACTAAAATTAAAGATTTAAATAAACTAAATGATGTTGCTATCTCCCATTACGCTCATACAAATAGCAATGAATTAATGGCGGAGGCATTTACTGAATATAAATTAAACAAAACTCCCAGAAAATGGGCAATAAAATTTGGTACATTAATAGATAAATATTTTAAAAAATGACAACAAGAAACAATGATTTGATATGCTATAATTGTTTACATATAAAAACCTTTGGATGTAAAGCATTTCCAGAAGGCATCCCAGATGAAATACTTATATCAAACGAACACAAAAAACCATTACCTAATCAAAAAAACGATTTAGTTTTTGTTGATGTCAATAAAATTGATTTGTAAGTGCTCATTAAAAGACTTTTAGAACAATATTATCGTAATTACCCCAATGCTGATAATTTAGATTCTTTGATTTCTTATGTTGGAGAGAGAGAATTTATTGGAATTATGTTAGCAAGAATGAATAGAGAAATAAAACTGACGGTCTTAGAAGGTGATTCTAAAATGGTCAAATATGAATATATTTAAAATTTTTATCTTTGCAATATGAATGAGATAATTTACAAACAAAGTCCGATGGGCGAGTTGCTTGATGCGGATGAAAAAGCTGGAATTGTCAAAGGTTATGCTTCCACATTTGGGAACAAAGATTCTGACAATGACATAATTAATAAAGGAGCATATAAAAAGACCATTGAAGAGAATGGCAAAAGAATAAAGTATATATACCAGCATGACATGGACAAGCCTTTAGGCGTGATTAAAATGCTTGAGGAGGACAACAAAGGACTAATGTTTGAGGCTAAAATTGCTAATACAACATTAGGAAAAGATGTTATAGAGCTTATGAAGGCTGGGGTATTAACTGAAAACTCAGTTGGTATTATGCCAATTCAAAAAGAGATGGTTGATGGAATCCGACACATTAACGAGGTTAAGTTGTTTGAGATTTCAGCTGTTACTATGGCGGCAAATGAACAAGCTATGATTTTGGATGTTAAAGGCAATGCTGACAGAGAAAAAATATTAAAAAGATATGACCGTCTTGCGAAGTTAATTCGTAAAGGCGAGATTAGTGACGATTTGGGTTATGCCATTGAGTCAGAAATAATGAAACTTAAAACGCTTTTCAATAATATAATCACTAAGCCGACAGAAATAGTCACTGAGCCGATTGAAGTAAAAGAGGAAAAAGATTCATCAGAGATTTATAATTATTTGTTTAATCGCTTAAAAAATTAAAAAATGAGTGAAGATGTAAAAAATCAACTGGACCAAATTGGTGACCTAGTTGATGGTAAAATTGAAAAGGCTTTCAATGCTGCAAAAGACAACGCTAAAGGCGAAGTTGAGGAGTCATTGAAATCTGAAATTAAAAATCTTACTGAAAAATTCGTTGACTTAAACGACAGAATGGATAAGTCAGAGGTAAATGCTCAGAAGGATTTAGACAACAACACTGTTAAAAGTTTTAGAGGTGCATTAGGTAAAGCTCTTAAAGATGGAGCAATTGAATCTATTCAAAAAGGCAATAGCAACAGTGCCAAGTTTGAAATCAAAGCTGATATGACTATCGCTGCTGATTTCACTGGAGACGTTGCTAGGGTGCAAAGACTAGAGGAAATTAAATATGACCCATCTCGAGCAACCCACATACGTTCTTTAATTCCTAACGGTTCAACTGATTCTCAAATAGTGAGATTCCCAAAAGAGTCTGGTTATAGCGACAACGCTTCAACTAAGGCTGAGGGAGCTGCTCTTGGACAATCAGATTTTGATATAACTGCAACATCAATCCAAATGGAGAAGATTGGAACAACCATGAGGCTTACAGAGGAGATGTTAGACGATACACCCCAGATAACTTCTTATTTATCTGCGAGAGTACCGAGCAAAGTTTTATCAATCGAGGACAACCAGATATTAAATGGAAATGGTTCATCTCCTAACTTGGATGGATTATTTACTGACGGAGGAGCATTTACAACTACCTCTGGAGGAGCATTTTATCAGTCTGTTGAATCAGCAAATGAATTTGATGTTTTAGTAGCTGCTTTAAATCAGTTAGCTGGATTAAATTATCAAGCTGATACAATATTACTACACCCAACAGATTTTCACAAAATCGTATTGTTGAAATCAACTGCGAATGAATATCTAAAAGGTCAAGTAATGTCTGGATTACAACCAGCAATTTTAGGCGTACCAATTAGCATCAATACCGCTGTTACAGCTGGTAAGTTTTTAGTTGGTCAGCTTTCAGTTGCAACTCAGCTCTGGATAAGAGACGGTCTTGGAATCGAGTTCTCAAGGGAGAATTCCGATAATTTCGAGAAAGGATTTGTAACGGTCAGAGCGGTCCAGAGATGTGGCGTTAGTAACTATCTACCTAGTGGAATAGTACAAGGAACATTCTCAACTGCGAAAACTTCTTTAGAGACTCCATAATAACATGAGTTAATAAATTAGTGTAAAAAGAAAAGGGACCTAAATGGTCCCTTTTTTAATTCATAGGCAGTTTTTTTAAAAAGGTTTTTTTGTTAAATTACAGATAAATAAACCATCTTCATTAATATCAAATCTGTCTTGTAACCTGTCAATAATATTACTACAATTTTTAAAAGTAAGTAATTCATTTTTTTCTTGGTCTTTAAAAAAGGTTGTACTTTTATTAACTTCTCTCGCAATACTTTCTAAAGAAATTTTGTTTTCCCAAGACCTTTTATGTACTTGTCTAAGTTCTTTTTTTTCATCATTAATTGTAAGTTCTAAACTTTTAATCCTACTGAGTCTTGTTTGAGATGTAGCCTCGCTTTCTTTTAATTGATTTTCTAAGTTTTTATTTTCATCAATCATAGAATTTACAACTTTAATAAGTTGTTCTTTGTCCAAAAATTTTAATAATTCTGTTTTTTTCATTTTTATAGTTTTTAAATTTCAGTAAATGTATATAAAAAATTTAATATAAAAAAAATTATATACTACTTTTTTTTAAATACTCTTAAAAATTTTAAAATACCTTTG